GAAAACATAGTAAGAATTATTTGTGTTTTCTACTGATTCAACAAAGTTGTTTGCGTTCAGAATTCTAAATTGATCAGTAATAATCGCTGACATTGTATCTAAACTTTTCTTTTCCTTTTATTTATAGTGGTAATTTAATCAAAGTCCAAACACTCTGATTGCACCTGATGATCTAAGACCCCTTAGAGATGCTACAGTGTAGTTCTTTCTTTGTATAGTTGGGAATGTTGTCAATCCTGTATTGACTGTTAATCCTGTAACTCCAATAGAAATAGGACTACTATTTCTTGATGCATTATATAATCTACCCCAACTGATTCGACCTAAGTGAGTAGCGATGCCAGGATTAGTATTATCAAAGTTTCCTGTTAATCCTGCTCCTACTCCAGTGGTTTGACCATTAAGAATATTGCAAGTAATTTCACCATTTTCACCTGTAGATGTTATTGCATGAACCTTATAGATATTATCTAAGAAAGTTGAACCTATACTTACTATAGATGAATTATGAGTATCAACAGATGTAATACCAGTTCCCACTGTTGTATCTTTAATAAACACTGGATAACCAACTAACAATGAATTTGCTGTTTTATCTGCTCTAAAGAAGAACTTAAGTGCAGATTGACCACTTACTGTGGTTGTGCTGATACCAGTTATGATACCAGTGAATCCCTCTACGTTGTCTATAGAAGTAACTTTTTCTGTCTTAAATTGTGGTAAATCAATAATTACTTGTGGGGGTGTTAGATTTGAATAACCTAAACCAGGATTCACGATTGATGTTGAAGTAACTGTGCCATTAGTAATAGTTGCAGTAGCTGTTGCTGTACTTCCAATTCCAACTCCAATAACAGGTGGTGCACTTATTTTAATCGTTGCACTCGCATATCCAGAACCTGCGTTTGTTATATTAAGAGATGTGATGGTTCCTGCAGAGGATACAATTGCTGTTGCAGATGCACCAACGTTAATTTCACCAGAAGTTACAAGAGCATCTACAGTGCTGTATTCTAAATTATAATCGCCATCAGTCTCATCAGGATTACTTGCACTTAAATGATCTCCTTTTTCATAGAAGAATACTTCTGCATCATCTACAAATATTCCATTTGTACTTCCTTGTCCAGATGTTGATGTAAAATCACCGATAATCTTTGAAGTTGGATAAACTTGTGGTTCAAGAATTTCTCTTGACTTATCTATTTTCTTACCACCTAAGATGATATCGACTTTTTGTTTAGTCCATCTAAGTGGTTTAATATTTTTTTCATCAATACCTGCACCAGTATAAATGTCAGTCTCTAGAAGTTTTGCACCTAATAATTCTTTAACTGTTCTTTCTGCTTGTTGTGAAGTAGAAACTCCAACAGCATGCTTGAATAATCTAACCTCATCACCAATTTTAACTGTTTGTTGAATATCTGCAGTATCTACATCAACTCCATCCTGTCCCTTATAGAAGAATATATCAACCTTTGCCTCTTCTCTTGGTGCTTCCTCAAATTCAAATGTTGTGCCACCTTCAAATGTATATGAAGAACCAGGTTCTTGTAACACACCATTTATGAATATAAGAAGAACAGCATTCAAATCAATTAATTGTGAGCGAGCATTATTAAGGTCTTTTTCAAAACTTAGTAATTGTCCATTGAAGAATAATGGGAATCTTGTTCTTGAACCATCTTGTAAGTTACCTATTGAATCTATAAAGTCTATTTCACCGAATTGCCAAGATGAGAATTTATCTTGGAATATTTGAGTAACCTCTAATTCAAACTCTTGTATTGGTGAAGATAGATGTGCTGCTGTAACTAATCCAACAGGTTTGAATTTATCACCAACTTTGAATGAATGACCAGGTCTTGCGATGGAAAATTCAGATATTTCAAAAGTTGTTGAACCAATACCTACTGTTGTTTTCGCTGCACTTACTTTCACATCAATTAATAAGTTTGAACCTGTGTCCGTAGTTGAACCCTGCCCAACTCTTGATATACCAATAACTGGTAAATTATCATAATTTGGTTCTGGTATAATAATTTCAGGATTTACATATCCTGAACCAGCAGAAGTAATTGTTAGTGCTAATGTACCACCTGCACCAACTACTGCAGATATTTGTGCACCCGTTCCACCGCCACCTCCAGCACCAACATTTAAAGTAATTGTATTATTTGTAGTTGCAACAATTGCAGTTTGAATACCAGCAATAGGATCTGAATTAGGGAAACTTGTCTTGGATACTGAACGAGGATATGGATGATCAGAGAAGAAGTTATCTTTTGAGCATTTAAATACTAATCCACCAGTGTCAATACCAACTGTATCACTTGTAGACAATCCGTGATTTGGTATTGTTAGAACTAATTGTCCTGAATGAGATGTATAAACTGCGTTTGTTGCTGTAAATGCATTTGCACCTGTTGCAGCAAAATTACCCTTACGAATAGAATTGATACCAGCACTTACAAATCTATGAACATATGCTTGGTCTGTAACACCAATCGCAACAGAACCACCACGATATCCTGAACCAAATGTAAGATCTTCAAAGAACTCGAATGCATTACCGCCACCTTGATAAGTGTGTGGTATTGTACTTGCACCCGCTTGAACTTCAAATGTTCTATCAGAAACTATACCAACAACAAATAGAGGTCTTTCGTGGTCTTGGAAAATTGTAGTTGTAACACCAACATACCCACCGCCACCAATAGTCTTAACTGAGTTTGCAGCAGCAGAAACAAATGTATGAGTATATTGATCACTTGGAGCAGATGCACCAACATTAACTCTGAAAGTATTTGTAGTAACGTTACTGACTGTTAAATATTGACCAGCAGCAGGGTCAGTCGCACGAGGATAACAATGAGTTGAATTATTACTATCTTTTGAACAAGTAAAGCAAATTGAACCTGTGTCAAGAACTACTGCATCACCATTTGTCAATCCATGATTAGCAATAGTTAATACCAGTACACCATTTGCTGGATTGTAAGTTGCGTTTGTAGGTGTGCCAACAACTGTCTTAGGACATCTAAACTCTAATCCTTTAAGTTTGACTGTGTTTGGTCTTTCAAGTGCAAAACCATGAACCTTATCTGTTGTAACTGTAATAATACCAGTTATATTATCGTACGATGCGGTTTGAATACCAAGATTAAAACCAGATGATGTTGCGATACCAACAACACTTGTAATTCCACCATTTGCATCTTTAAATGCTTTTACTTTTGCTCCTTGTAGTGGTGCATATCCTGTGCCTGGTGTTGAACCTAATGAAACTATAAGTCCACCTCTAGGAACTTGGTTTTGGTTTATATCAAATTCGGATACAATAAAATCACCGTTTGTAGATGTTATACCACTAAACTGTACAGTTGATATACCAGCAGTTGTGTCTGAAATAAATTCATAGTTACTTCCAGTATTATTGACAGTTTTAGGAGTCTGGAATACGCCATTGATGAATAGAACTCCATTTCCTACGCCAATACCTGAAGAAGTATTTGCACCACCAACAGTTAAGGTATATGTTTTACCTATACCTGTGAAGTTGTCAGAGATATCATCAAACAACATATTTGTTGTGTAGTTACTTCTTAAGAATGTTCTGCCACTAAAGTTTGCTCTTACAAAAGGTAAGTTAGTTTCATCTCTTCTTGATCTATTATTACCCTTTGGAGGATCGGAGAAGAACACTGTACTATCAACTATATTGAACGCTCCTCTATGAACCCTTGCAGTTGCGTTTGCTGCGTGTGAAGTTGCTGCGATACCTAATTGACCTCTATCAACTTTAACAACTGGTAGAGTTGCAATACCAAGTGATACATCAGTCGAATCGTTTATAACTCCAGTAGGTATGCTTGAAAATCCAACTTCTGTAACTTTAACATACTCATCATCAATTTTAAGGAAATCTCTTGGTGCAACAGAACCAATTCCACTTAGTACAAATTGTGATAGTCCAATACCAATGCCATTATTATGTGTAAATCCATCAAAGATTCCTAAATTATGTGTTATTGAAGTGAAAGAAATAGGTTGCTGAACAACACCATCCAAACCAATGATAGTTTTGGTAAGTTGTTTTCTCATAGACAACTTATGTGCATTACCAGCACCAATTCCTGTAAATGTTACTGGATTACCTGATAAAACATATTCAGGTCTTGTAAATAATTGGAATTGATTTTCATCTACAACTTTTGCGTAAACAGTACTTGGTAGTAAAGTAGTTACTACTCCAGCAATATTTGCTGTTGATCCTATGGAAATTGCTGTACCTGCAATTCCGATGAATGTTGAATCTGGAGTGTATGTTAATTCTTCATTATCATTAAAGAAATGACTGTTAATATTGATTGTGCTTGTAGTTGTGCTTATCGTTCCTGCTGGATTAAATGTTTTAGAGTAAATTGGAACTTCTTTATGCTTCAATACAAAATCTTTCTTATTTGCTCTGAGACCTGCAGCACCATCATAAGTTGTTAACAATATTTGTTGATTTACTGTACCATAAGTTAAATCTGGTGGAGTATTCTCAAAATCACTTACTGTATACAATATCTGATTGTATGATTGAACTTCAATTAAAGACTCAAACTCTGCATCTGGGTAGAATCTTAAATTAATATTATCACCACTTATCTCACCACCAAATGTACCAATACCTGTAGTAGATCCAGCAGATACGAATGGATATTGAACTGTCAAAATATCATCAACATCACGAATCGATATGACTTGATGGACAGCGGAAGTTTCTCCACAAGAAACTCTAACTAACGATTTAACAGAACTATCAACTAATTTGTTTAGTGTAGCATATGTAATTGTGCTTGCAGTCCCAGTAACATATCCAGATTCTAATCTAGCACTTCTTTCTGAACCCTGTGGTTGACCTGCAACTGAGAATCTATAGGTTCCAATTCCAGTAGTTGTTGTTCCCAACCCTACAATATTTGCTCTAAGGTCAAGAGTGTTAACTCTATCATTCTCACATTGTAGTTTGATAAAGTCATTTTCAAATCTTGCAGTAATTACTCCAACCACACTATTGCTTAATTCAGTTTTTGTATCAATATATGTTTCAGCGATTGTTGTATCAACACCATCAAAATCGACAATAACTTCATTATAATTAATTTCTTTAGTTACACTATCCTGAACAAAAATAGTTGCGTATAATGAATTGAAATCTGTTTTAGGGAACTGTGCAAATGTAGTAGTAGTAAATCCAACTGATGTGCTTCCTATACCTGCATTTATACCAGTCAAATCAACACTTCCTATTCCATTTGTACCTATTCCTGTTAAGTCTGTATTAAAATCAATTTTAAGAAGTTTTATATCATGATCTTTAGTAAATTTCTCTGTAGGTGTAAATAGTAAATTTTTAGTTCCAGTTGCTAATATTTCAGTATCAAAATCACCTAATTTTACTGTTGTAAAGTCAGTGGATTTTTCTAGTATAAATGCATTGCTTTCAGTTGTTAATGTGACTAATTCTGTAAATTGAGTATCAAAATTATCAGGATCAACAATTTGTACAAGATAATTTCCAAAATCTTCAATGAGTGGTTCAATAACTGTATTGGTGCTTTCAAATCCTTCACTTGAGAAGTTTTCACTTATATCATCATGTAATAAAACTCTGTTAGTTTTACATCTAGTGAAATCTGTAAGAGTTCTATTTTTGAATGTTAAAAACTTAGAACCATTAACTCTAGTGTCAAAATCTCTTGCAAAATCAAAATTATTAATCGCATCAACTCTTTGCTTATCATTAAGTTCTAATACATTACCAACATCTAAAACAACAGTCTGATTTGATTCACGAACACTTCCAACTCCAACTTGAAGATTAGATGTAATTGCAGTATCAGCAAAATTCTTTAATCCTGATGGATGAACTAAACGATTAACTGGATTTACAAATTTTTCCCATTCAACTGAACTCTTAACTGTGTAAGATAAGTTTTGATAGTAATCATTATCAGGTATAACTTGATAGTCTTCATTTAGTTTACCAATATCATCTAACCATCCATAATCCTGTCTATTTGAAAAATCAGTGGTAAATTTAGCTTGATTATCAACAATACTTGTAATTTCAGCAGATACATTGCTAAGTTCACCTTTTATTCTATCACCTTTTTTAATTTTGAATTTACCATCAATTTTAATGTAATCATTTCTAACTTCAATAACTTTTAAATCTGTTATTACACTGTCAACAATTAGAGTCTCCTTCAATTCAAAGACACCTCTTGATTGAACTGGTTCAATAACAGGATACTTTTTCTTATTGATTAATGTAGCATAACCAGATTGGAAAGTTTTAGCGATACCAGGATTGGTTGTAACACCTGCTGTACTAAACTTTAAAATACATTGTGTTCCAACGATATAGTCATCTACGTTAAAGAATTGATAGTTATAATTATCAGAGTTATATCCAGTTCCTTCAACACTAGTATTAGTTGATATTCCACCCTGTGTGGCACCTATTCCTGCTTCTCCGACTCTTTGTATACCTTCAACATAAACTTGATCTCCAACTGCAAACGGTTGATTTTCAAATCCATTGATAGGAGTTTCAAGGAAACAAGTTACAACTCCAGAATTACTTACTTGAAGTGAGTTAATTCCAACTCCATTAGAATTATTAATTGAGATAATCTTATGAACAACTGAATCTAATCCAGTAACTGGTGATAATACGTCTACTTTCGATATTGTTTGATTAGGTGTAAATGCCTGTAGTGAAAGTGTATCTACAACTGTATTAGTTACGGGATTGAATACTAGTAAATTAGGTGTACTCATATAATCAGCACCACCACTTACAATATTAACTGAATCAATAATATCAAGATTATCAATGTTTACAACAGGTGATATAAATGCCTCTGGACTTAAGGTTTTATCTGAAGAATATTCATATCCAATATCAACGATTCTTATTTTTTTGATTCTTCCGATATTTCTAGATGATGCAATTATGTTAGCGTCAGTTCCGTTTGTGCTCTTAACTGATTTAAATTGTGGTAATTTTTTATAATTAAAACCAGGAGATATGATATTTAAATCTTTTATCTGACCATGAACATTAGTAGATTTTGTTGAATACTCTAACTTTTCACAATCACCAGAATTATAACTTAAGAACTCAGGTATTTCTGGTGAAATATCAAAAGTATCTGGAGTCACATTAGATATCTTATATTCTCCATTATACTTACTATCAATAAATCTTATTTCAGAGTAATTAGAAACCTCAGTATCGGCAGTACTAATAAATCCACCTTTTGTTAATCCATAATATAATCTACCAGGTGAAGATGCAGAATATTGTACAGTCAGACCAGCACCTACAGGGTCAACATTATTTGTACCTATACCAATCGTACCACCAGTTCCAACATTAAATGAAGGAGAGTCTTGTGAACTCAAATATTCGTTGGTAAGTTGTCTATCGTAAAATAATTTAAAGTCAAAATTTAATAATGTGCTACTTGTCAATCCAAAATTTAATTTTGAATTTTTAACAACATCAATTCTTGGATTTATCAATCCGATTGATTGATTATTACCACCAGTATTTGCAGTAATATTTACAGTTCTAACTGGATTTGCCCTATTATCTTCAATTGTCTCAGAGAGTTGGAATCTTCGACTACTTACTTTATTAACAAAATAGGTGCCTGTGCTCAATCCAGTTGCCCCACCATCATAGAATACTTTATCACCAGTTTCAAATCCATGATCAACTATGTCTATCTGGTTTGTTTCGACATCTGCAGCATTGAATAAAATTGGATTTATAATTAACTTTTCAAATGCTTCATTATAATTTACGGATATAGGTGTTGTATTACCAAGACCAACATTAAGATTTGGAACAACATTCATTCTAATAATGTCACCTTCAACTAAATTATGAGTTGTGGTATTTGCTGCTGCAACATTTGTAGATACTCTGGTTACAATCTTATCAATATCTCCTGTTATTTGTTCTTTATCAGTTTCAAAGAAATATAAACCTGAAGAAATACCTGTATTTGAACCTTTACTATAGAAGAATAATCCTTCACTTGTTGTTGCAGTTCCAACTCTTGATGTTACAAGACCAATATTATTTTCATCTTTATTAATTACATAAACTTCAGTCCTATTTGCACCTAAGAAAGGTAATTTAAATTCAGTAACAAAGGGTGATTTACCTACATCAAATCTATTTGCACCAACTCTTTTATTTAAAAATAGTTTTTGACCAGTTTTAAATGGGTGATTTGGGATATGTATTGTTCTAGTAGGAATAGAAACAGTTTCTTTTATTTCTCCAGTAACTCTATCTACATTAATTGCACCACCAGATGTTGTTCCAACTCCAACAGATTGTGGACCATTGAAATATACTATATCATTTACTTCTGAATTGAATTTACTTGTCTTGACTGGAATACTGATTTTATTATTAAGTACATCAACGTGTGAACCTAAAGTATGAGCAATACCTGTATGTCTTAAAACTCTTATTACTTTTCTGAGTGGATGTAAGTTTAATACTTTTAGAGTTTCAACATCTGATGTATTTCCAGAACCAACTCTTAATGAACCTCCAATAGCAATTGAATTAGGTATTTCTGTTACATAAATGTCTTGAATTAAACCACCAACAGCACCGACAGTCATAGATTTTGCAAGACCAATTTTGTCAGTCTTAATACCAACACTAAATGAATCTGTTAAATTAACAATCGAACTGCTTAAACCAGATATGGCTACTGAAGTTTGATCATTAAGTTCAATGAATGGTAAGAAATTTGCCTGAACTTCACTTCCACTCTTCCACTCAAATACTGCTCCTTCAAATGGAGTAATTGTAGTATCGATTCTAGATATTCCAATACCGACGATTTCATCAACTTGTGCACGGAATCCTGAACCATTAGTACCCTCATCATCGAATTCAGTAATATCACCAACTTTATATCCTGTACCACCATTCAGTATAGTAAATCCATCAACACCACCTTTAGTTACAGATTCAATTTTAGATATTTGTCTTATTGTTTCATAAGATTCTGTTACAAAATCATTTCCTGCAAATTTTTCATCGACATTGTATGGTAGTGTATTTCTTCTCAATCCTGAGTTATTGAAATCAAAATCTTGATTTAATAGTTGATTTTCTGCAATAAATGGTGAGCGATAAGTATTACCAATAAAATATGGATATTGTCCTTCTAATTTGTTTGTTCCAGTTCCTAAACCAACAGTGGCAAAATATGCATAAACACCATTAGGAAACTCTGGTGTTTTACCAAATCTTCCATTATGAATATCTAAATCACCTGTTCCGTTATATACGTGGTCTTCTACAAAAAATCCTGCTGCATAACCTGCTGGACGATTTTCAACCCTATTAATATCAGTTACGTATGATGGTTGTATAATTTTTAAATCAGAGTTAATATTTGCAGGATCTGAATATCCAAAAGGACCATATATTGGATTGCCATCATATGCCCATCCTACAATTGGAGAGTGACCAGTTATCTGATTAAATTCACCATTTGAATTTACACTGAATGTTTTTTCAAAATTATTTGCTATCTCTTGAGAGTAACCTAAAATACTAAATTTTAGAGAATCTTCTTTTTCAGATAAGAATGAATCACCAAATCTGTGAGTATTATTTAAAGTTAAACTTCTTACTCTTGCAATGTAACTTCCATTAGAACCTCTTGAAAATGCTCTAACTTCTGTAGAAACACTACTGTATCCAATACCAGTATTTGTTACTATAGCATCAATTACTTGCCCATTCTCTATAACTGGACGAACAACAGCACCAGCTCCTGAACCTGTTGATATTACTCTAATATCTGGAAGTGAATTATATTCTCTTCCTCTGTTTACAACTGCAACATCAGTAATTCTACCATTTACAATAATTGGTTTGAACTCAGCAAATTTTCCATTTTCAATGGTAACTTTAGGTACAACTTCTTTATCAAGTGTAGTTGAACCATAGTTTGTTCCTTGTTCATATAGATATCCACCAATCAATTCACCTGTAACAACAGGAGTAATTATTATATCACCTGTAATTGTTGAACCATAAGATACATCAACATTTACCTTTATCTGAGGATAATTAAATATCTGGAATCCTTCACCTGATGAAGTGAAATTGACATATTTTCCTCTATTATAATCTACTGTAGAAGTTCCACCAATACCAGCATCTGCTAATTGAAATGTATCATTTGTTAATTTGTTGATAAAGTATGAGGATGTTGTTGTTAAACCTTGTATTGCTGTTGTTTCTGCAGAATACTCAACAATTTCACCATTTTCAAAACCGTGATTCTTAAATGTAACAACATTCAATGATGTTGATATACCTGTAGGTTTTACTCTTAATTTACGATGTGTATATCCTGAACCTTCCTCTAGAACCTTAATTGCAACTAATGTATTTTTATTTTCTGTTCTAAATTTATGAATACCACTTGCAGATGTATCAGTCGATAAACCAACAGTGTTTATACCTGCGGTGCCAAATAATGCATCTACTCTAGTATTAAATATTCTGACTGTGGTAGGATTAATAGACCTTACAAAATATGGAGCACCATCGGATAATGTTCCAGCAACTTGATTTAGTAAATCAAAGGCAGTTCCGATACCAATTGGGTCATTACCATTTGATCCATAATAAACAAGTTGTCCGTCATCTAAATTATGAGCAGTTTTGAAGGTTATAGTTTCATTTACTATGTCAACACCACCGTTAAAGAAAATATCTCTACTATCAAACAGTAGTTCTCTATTTCTAGTTCCTAAAATTGGTTGTAAGACGCATCCACTACCATTACCACCAGTCAATGAAATACTTTGAATTGCATCAATGTCAAATTCTTGGGGGTCAACAAAAACTTGTTTAACTGTACCTTGAATTATTGGTTCAACTGCTGCACCAACACCACTACTTGTCTCAATACCTACTATTGGTGGATTGACAACATCATATTCACTTCCAGAATTTAATAAATCAATTGATTCAAGAGGACCAAAATAAATTTGATTATCTGAAATAGGTGAACGTACTTGTACACCATTAATTAATATTCCAATATCAGTTGTAGGTATATCCTGATTTGAGCTTACAAATAGGTTCTGAGATAAAGGTATTTTTCTTAATATCTTATCTGCATCTAATGTTCTGCTTTTATGCTTCTCTAATACAAATCTATGTACATCAGAGGTGGAAGTAGTTGGTCCTACCTGAACTGTGCTTGCAGAACCAATTTGTGCTAAAGAGTTAAATATTCTAATTTTTGTAATATCTTGTCCTGGTTCAGGTAACACAGGATCTACAAAATATGTTCTTCCAGTGTCTAATCCAACAAGTCCATCACCTTCAGGTAAATAAGTAACAGCATCACCCTGAATGAATTTTAAATTTCGACTAATATTAAAATTAATAAAACTATATCTATCATTTAATGGATTAAAACCATCTAATCCAGCAGCAGTTCCTCCTGTAAGAGTCTCTTCAATTATATCAGTAGTAATGTCATAACTTGGTAAAGAGTTAGATGCAACGTAACCATCTTCATTACCATCAGTGTATACACTTAAAGTATCTGCAATAATTGATTCATTGCCTTTGAAAATATTGACTCCAGAGCTAGTTACCTTTTCAACTTTTCTACGAATATCATATAATTGATTTGCGTCTTGTGTAAATCCAGCTATGTTAGATACTGTAATCTGATTTAGTCCAACGTTGATACTAGCGATAGTACCACTACCAGCAATGACTTGTTCATTTCTCTTTAATATATCAAATCTATCACCTACCTTAAGTGAAGATTTATCAATAGGAGTTCTTAATGTAAAGGTTGAACCTCCAACTGGTATATCAACTTGAAATCTAGAACTTGTGTTGTAAATCCAAGAGTTAGCAAATATTTGTTTATAATTTTCGCTATCATTTTCAATCTTTTCACCAATATTTTTAACAAAGAAATTTTCTCCCTCATTAATAAGACTAATATCAGTGATTGGAACTAACTCAGATAATACACCAGTGATTCTTAAATCAATTCTTTTTGATAAATCTCCATTTTCATAACCAAAAATTGTTTCATTTGCCCTAATATCATCTGCAGTACCTATACCTACTCCAATCCCACTACATCCAAAAAACTGATTTATTGACTTTGATGTATAATTTATCTCAGAATTAGTACCGCTAATTATAGTACCAGTTGTACCAAACCCAACAGTTGAATCAACATTAATTATTGTAGCACCTGCAGTAACATCATCTAAAACTTTTGTATTACCTGGTACTGTAAAAACTCCTTCAATTAAGTCACGGTCACTAAATCCAACAAATAAAGCAAGTTTAAAATAATTTTTTCCATCTCTTTTTATAATTTCTACTTCAGATACAGATGCATTTGTTGATGTATCGGTTGATTTAAATATTGTTTGTCCAGTTAAGTTCTGTGGTTCTCCATTTGGTGTAATTAAGTCTGCTACAACTACTTCTCTTCTTATAAATTCAGCGTCAGATGGTTTTATTAGATTTCCTTCTAAATCAAGAACTCTTGCTTCAACTCCAAATAATACCTTAAATAAAATTTTTACAGACTCTTCAATACCTTTTGACTGATAAAATGAACGAGCAAACTTTGAGAAGTTGCCTACATCCAAATTATCTGCAAAATCATTATTTTCTAATCCAGGTAAAAAAGTTTTCTTAAACTTTTTGAAAAACTCTTGGAGAAATAATACTGATAAATTTGTTAGTGATGACCCTGATGTGTGAGATGCTGCTAGTGTACTGTTAAATTTTAAACTCTCTTGATTTATATCCAGTAAAGAAGAAGAAATACCAACATTATATCCTGTAATACCACTAAAACCACGAATACATCCTGTAAAAGTTGTCGAAGTTATACCTGTATATGAAATTATTTCATCATCTATCTTAAGTAATCCATATTCAGATGGAAAACCTTTAGTACTAGGAACTGTTATAGTAGTATCAGAAGTTGATATCGCTGCAGAGATGGTTGTTACACCTACAACTGCTTCAGGAACTAAGTTTTCAACTTTTAAATATTGGTCAAAATTAGTAATTAAATCTTGAGCACCACCTTGAAACTCTTGTGATATGTAATATTGTTTTAAAAATTCAGTAGCATTCGGAAAATCAGATACCACAAATTCTGGTAACTGATTTTTAATGATAGTATTGACTTGTATTCTTTTGTCAATTTGTGACATAAATTATTTCCTCTCTAAATCTCCGTTAGAGTAACTTGATGTGTAGTAATCTCTCTGGAATACGACTCCTGATACATCTTCTCCTGATGCAATTACGTCCTTCACAGTATTTATTGTGCTTTTCGATACGTCAAAATTAAGATATAAATCTTTCAATCCAATTACATCATTTGATTCAGGAAATGCTTGAATCTCAATTATATTATTTTGATTCACAGTTGATGTGATATTAATAGTATTTAATATGATCTCACCCTTTTTATAATCAACCATACCAGCATCTTTTACAACAACTCTTTGTTCACCTTTATTATTTTTAGTTACGATACTAAGAGTTCCCTTCATACTTCCATCTAATGCTCCAGAGGCATTTTTATTTGGAACGTCAGTAATATAAGCAGTATCATTGAAACCATTAATAGTAAATCCTGTGCTCTTGACGTTAAATCCTGCAGGATTGATATTAAATTTATTACCATAACATAATTCATATTGTGCAAACTGATTTAACAGTGCTTTCAAATCTCTTCTTATAATAACTTTAGTGATGTTTGAGGTAATTCCATTATCAACACGATCAATTAGAGTACTCACTTTACTGTATTTAAATCTACCACCGAATTTATTAATCTCTACATTATTTGCATATTCATTTAATGAATTAATAATTCCAGTTCTTAAATCCGTTGCAGATGCTATTTGTGATGGATTATAATATGCTGTGCAATTGATTTCCACATATAGTAGTTTAAGATCAACAATTTCAGAATTAATACCAGCGATAGCGTAGTTCTTTAGTTTATTTTTAATTTGTGATTTATCAAAATCTGATACAAAAGTACCATTTTTTGGTTTGATACTTATTTGAACTTTTCCAAATTGTGGTGGGTCTAACTCCTCTCCACCAACAACCGCTACAGATTCTGTTTGAGGGAAAATTGTACCAATTATTGCCTCATAATCTCTTGGTGTAACTGCTCTATATTGTGCTGAATAAAGTCTTGGAGCAAAATACTTAATAGAAGACACATCCTCAACTTCAGCACCATTAGAAGCGTTTGAGACGGTAGTTACTGTTAAACTATCAGATGGTGTAAAGATTGTTCCATCGCTTTTTGTAAAAGTACCTTGGAAACTAAAATTAGATGCTCCGTTACCAGTTTCACCTTCAGTTACAATATACTTTACTGTTATAACTGAATTATTCTCTAACTTACGTCCGAATAATCCATCACCAAATATTATTTCATATTTTTCATCTTGCACTTCCTGAGAAAGGAATATTTCTGAATTCTTATCAATATTCAATATATTGTCTACCATTTTATATTTTCGACCAATGGTAACATCAGCAGGTCCTGATACAAATGCTCTTATAGTTGAACTATCAATATTCGGACTATCAATTATAAACCTTTGATCTATTGACGCATCAACACGATAAACTCTTTGAAGGAGAGTTCCTTCATGTATCGTAATTGGTTCATCAAATTTAGCAAATGATGTACCACCTATATCAACTACTCTAGTTGAAGTTATATTATCTGGTAGAGAAAATCTATAAGTTGTATTACCAGAACTTCCTACACAAACTAAACCTGCTTGAAGGGTTAAAAACTTTGTAGTATTATCATTTGTCGCACCTACATTTACATCAGAAATACTAACTTGTGCTGTTGCAGCGGTTTTTGAACGTGGTACATAACCAATATTCCTTGCAAGTGATATTACATTCTCTCTTAAAGTTGCAGAGTCTAAAAATGATTCGTTTGCAACTAAATTTGCGTTAAATGCATTAATATATGTATTATATGCTAGGGTATCAAGTAAAACTGAGAAGTTAGAACCTTCAAAATCAAAGTCAGTGAAATTTGAATTTGAACGAAGAAAATCTTTTATCTGTACTTTGATGTCGGCAAAGTCTAAACTAGTAAACTGTGTAAAGGGCATATTATCTCGTTGGTTCTAAAATAAAGGAAAATGATTGAGTTGGTAAATCCAATCCAGTAATATCAAAAAATACAGATACATCTAATGTATTATCATCTGGTTTAGCTTTAACAGTAGCACCCACATTACTAACTCTAGGTTCAAAATTACTCAATGTTTCACGAATTTGCTCTTCAATCATCATTACATGAGTACGATCATAATTTTCAAACAACATATCACGAATGTCAGTGCCTACAAGAGAGTTAAAAAACCTCTCTGTAGGTATTGTTTCAACTAAATTCCTCACTGATCTGATTACTGCTCGCTCATTTACAAGCACAGGAAGGTCTTTTGTCACTGGATGTGGTGAAAAAGACAGACTTATATCCTTAAATGCTCTTGATTTGCGTTGAATCGCCATTATTAATGCTTTTAGATTTATTTATACCCTATCTTGCATAATCATTCATCACATAATCATCACTATCGAAGTATTCAAGCACCCAAAAGGCAACACACCGTGGATTTTTCGCTCCACAAGTGAAAATATCGAAAGAAACACACCCTTTTTCTGGCCAAGTGTGACAAGAAAGATGACTTTCTGCCAAAGATAGAGTACAAGTCACTCCGTAAGGTTCAAATTGGTGAGTATAAGTGTTTAAAACCTGCACTCCTTCAATTTTACAAGCATCAACGCACACTTGTTCGATTTTTTTGACATCATTTAACTTATCAAAGGGTACATTATACACTTCAACAAGTAAATGAGTGCCCATATGAGCATTTTTTACGTTTTTCATCCCAATTCTGGTTCAAATGGTTTTCTATCGTTCGTTTCTTTACGTTCTTTTGATGTTTTCCAAAAATAATTGTCCTCTGAACCTAGACCATCACGGTCATGTCCATTCTCAACCTGATAATAAGAGGTTGAAACCTTAAAATCAGGCACTTTTGGTGTTTCTGGGGTGATGCTATTGTCATAAATCCTCATTCGGTTGTTTGGATAGAGACAATATTGCCCATTATCAAGTTCAATGATGTTATGAGACTTGTGTTCAGCAGGTGACTCACTTGTTGAGTAGTCAACAGTGTCAATATCTTCGTGATAGTTGTCTAAAGTACAAATATAGGTGCCTGTTTGTGTTCCAAAGTCTCTTGTATACACTTCATAGTGCATTGACCCAATAAAATTCTTACAAATTGCAGTTAATCCGTAGTCCATACAGTTCCAAAACTGTAAATTATGCAATGGCATATCAGGATCGGGTGTTTCTGGTGACGAGACAAAAGCGGATATGGGCAACTTATCATAAATCGCAGCATATTCGGGTAAATACGTCTCAAAATAAAAGGCACGACCAGGAATACTCTTAGCCGATACCCATACACCCTTTACAAACTCACCTTTACCACTTTGATGGTCGGTTAAGTATTCCTTTCGTACCCATAATTCAACAGCAGGTAAATTACAAATAAGTGAACTCATTAACGACCCTGCCCTCTGTATCTTTTACGAGCCGAGTTACGGGAGGTTGCTGCATATTTCGAGTGTTTTCCCCGCCCTTGACGAGTTTTTTTGGGTTTTGACTCAGTAATATAAGTACTACCCATCATTCCTGTTTTTCTAGCCATTGTCTAAAGGTTCCTCAATATAAGGTTCATAAGTGATGTCTTGTGCTGTGAGTGTCTTATTATAATAACACTCCACTGCAAGGTCTTCCATAATGTCAAACATTTCTGATTCTGAGACATTCCAGAAGATGACCTTGCCTTTACGGAGAACGTTGTAACGGTCTCCTATTTTCTTTTCTTTTTGCGGTTTTCCCATTGATTAAATACAAAGAGTCCGATTGCGATCCATATTAAAATTGTAAATCCGTAATTTCCCATCGTTAATTATGTGGATTGTAATACCGTAACAACAAGTATAGTATAGCCATTATCAGCAGTATTGAGATAATTGCTATCATTAGATTATCCTTGTCTTTTCGTGTCCAACTCTGACCTGTGGGTCACACCAGATTTCAAATCCTGCTTCTTTTGCATCGAGGCAGAATGATACATCTTCACCACACATATCTTGAACTTCTCCAGATTCAAATACCTGCATCTTTGGAGCAAACCAAGGATAAGGCATACCTTCGTGTTCAAAGACACCTTTCTTAATTAATAACCAACCGAAACCAGTATAGTCAACTGTAAATGGTTTCTTTCTCTTACTTATACTTTCAATTGTTTCGTGATTCATTACACCACCGTTTGTACGGAAGTCATCTTCCTCTAACCAGTGTGCAACTGATGTAGTCTTTCCATCTTCTGTACAATACCAACCTCCTGCAATATCTTTATCCATAAGAAGTATCTGATAGAACTTCTCAACATTGAATACGATATCAGAGTCAATCCATAATTGATAGTCATAGTTTAACTTTCCATCCCAAGGTAATTGGTTAGGTCCTCGAAGAACGTTTGCACCAAGACACTTGCAACGGGCAAAATTCACCATTGATGAATAGTCTTGACTAATCTGTATACTTGCTCCTGATTGAACCAAGTCAAAACATAATGATACAAAGGACTTCAGAAAGTTATAAGAAACTCCACGACCAGGTAGACAGAATACAACTGTCTTTCCTTTAATCATTTCTTTTGCCTTTGCATAATCATATTGTGGAGCAGCAGCAGGTGCTTTTGCTTTCTTTGGGTTCTTTGCTTTTACTGTAAATCCTTTCGCCATAATATGTTGTAATTACACTTTTATTTTAATGCAATTTATCTATATTGTCAATAAGAACTCTCCTCTAAAGCTAAGGTAGGGTTTTCACTCACTTCTGTATATGTAATGTCTTCTGTAAAATATGACTTGTATATTCTTCCCCATATCACTTCAAACTCTTCTTCATTTAAATCTTTGAATAAACACTTATCCTTTAAGTAAATGTGATAGGTTCTCATTCTTCCTCTTCGAGTATGTGAATACCATCAATATCAATAAACCATTCAAGATTCATTCCTTCAAACCAACCATATTCGTTAATCATCCATTCGGGTATCGTTAACTTATATTCTCCAGTGAGTGGGTCTGTTGTGATGGGTTGGATTTGAGATTCAGAATCGTGTTTCATTCATGTAGTTCACTTCTTCCAGTATATAGTACTTACGTATTCTTTGTCAAATCCCTTATGGGCATTTTTACACACGAAAAAAAATCTGTGCCCCCTGTGTAAATCAAGAGCGTTTTAGATTTAGAGGTCGATTTGGGTCGTTTATAGCTTAATGGTACCTTGCGATTTTATATAAGGGGGGCGAACCGCCCCTTAACTGCTGACCACGCACGAATAGGGGTTAGTACACCCTCTGACCTAATGCGTTAGGTCTGTCGCCATACTCTCCGTAGTGGCGACCCCATAGGTCTGTAGTCTCAGCATATCCATAAAGCATAGACATATCCAAGCACATTTCAGTTGCTGCCCAACTGTCGTTCTGAGTTTCTGTTTCTTGTGCTTCGCCAAGTGTGTTATATGCGGTAGTTGTAAACATAATTTAAAAGGGGTGTTAAACTTATATACTTATTATAAACCCCACTCTTTACGAATGGGGTGTTATGTTACGAAACTGATATATTTACTTATATGCAGTTAACGGGTGTGGTCGGTTCGGACAGTATTTAATTGAACTGATGCACCACCCCGTTTTGTCTGTGATGTAGTCAACCAAATCATCTTCTTCTTCGACGTGCCATAACCCCAGAGCGTTATCCGTTATAAATTCCTGCTCCTGCTCTGTGATTGTTCCCATTGAGTCTGAAAAATCAAACTCAATGGATTCTACAATGAAGTGTGGCATTACCCGTAAACCTTGGGTAATGCGTACTTGCTACAGGGGTGGGGGTCGTCAGGTGTACAACCGAATGAAGCAAAAAATGCGTTCATCATACCTCTGTTAACTTCGGGGTCGTCAAAGTCAACTCCTCCGATATGGTCAACACCCCATTCAGAAATTTCATCTATGAAAGTGTCGAAGTCTTCGCAGATATATGCGATATCATAAAAAGATTCCTTTTCTTGGATTCTGTTAATTAGTCTTTGAGTTTTTGTCATAAGGGGTGAATTAAACTTATACATTAATTATATCATAAAAGGGGGGAAGTAAACCCCCCAAATATTAAGACTTTATTAATTTGTGTTCGTTAGCGGGTGTGAATCCTTCAACACCTAATTCCGCTAATAAACAGCGGTCATATAATGAATTGCAGATTTCTGTTAATTCATCACTACTTGCACCCTGTGTGGGGTCGTAGTCTGTCCACCCTAAGTCTGGGGTATCAAGGTCAGCGATTTGAACACATTCATCAAATCTGTTGTATTTGGCGATTAACTTATAATCGCCTTTTATATACATTGGTTGCTTGTTCATAATTAGTGCCTGTCTGAGATGTACCAAGTTCCCGCATTTGGTTGGGGTAAATCTTCCCAGTTACGTGCTTGCATATCCTTAAGGACTGCTTGAACGATTGGGTCATTCATTGCTGATTTGTTTGCAAGTACCCTTCCGTCAAAGTAAGGTTTTAATTGTTTGTCGAACATAAGAGGTTTGTTTAACTATTACTATTATAAAGGATAAAAGGGGGAATGAATCCCCCTGTGTCTGAATTGAAACAATTAGTTACATTCAAAAATAACTTCATTCATTTCTTCAATGTTTGCTTCGCCCCAGTCTGCTCCGTCAGGTGTTGCGAATGAACCTATCATAGATTGCATTTCATATAGAAAGTCCATATAATCTCTGCACTCTTTCGCAATGCCATAATATGTTAGGTCGTTGTTAATCCATAGGGCAACATTCCAAGTTGTCCAATCTGACCAACCATTATATTTTTCCTGTTTGTCCCAAAGGTTGATTGATGGTTGAATTGCTTTCATTTGTTTAAGGGGTGTAATTACTTTTATTATAGTCTCTGGAAAGAGGATATCCAGTAGACTCAAGAAAGATTTAACAATTAGTAACATTTAAAAATTGATTGGTTAAGGTATGCTCTAATGAATATGCTTCCTCCTCTCTCTGTGTGTCATCTCTTAACCCTCTCACGTTTTGGTCAACGTGGATTAATTCGTGAATGAGAGTTGTTATATACTCCTCATTTGTTAATAGATGATGAATTTCAATTTCATTTTGGTTGTTGTTTTCTAATGTCCAACCAAAAACATTATCTTCGGATAGGTCGGTTGGGATAACCTCAATATCCACCTTATCCAAATTTGGATACAATTTACTCATAAATGAATAAACCTGATTTGAAAGAGTTGTTTTTTCTGAAGTGTAAAACATAATTCTTTTGGGGTTACTATCATATTAGCATAAAAAAGGGGTGTTATCCCCTTCTTTATAAAGACTTAACATTTTGTGATTATCTCATAATGTATGCTAAGTAATGAAACGCTCTCTGCTCCTTTGCTCTTTTCTCTTTGTATGCTCTGCGTTTCTCTTGTAACTTAAGGAATTTAAGTTTTGCAAGTGCCTTTTCTCTGTTTGCCTCTTCTGCTAATCTGTCCACAATTTCCTTTCTTTGTGCCTGTTCAAAGAACTCTAATTCCTGACCCTTTGACATTTTGTTATTCAATTTTGCTAATTGAATTTTAAGTGCCATATACTCCTGTTTGCTCATCTCACGGGTTGCAACCTTTTCAGATGGTGCGGGAATGTCCTGCACGTTCAAACCTCTTACCAACTCCTTAATTTGTGGCACTACTACGTTTGCAAGGTAGATAGAGTTAAATTCAAAATTATCTCCCCCTTGTTTCTGTACTGGGAACATTCTTTGAATTTTCTTTTCAACTTGTAGTGCGGTTGGGTTGTCGTTTGCAACGTGGAATGTATGTAATACTTTTGCATTTGGACAATACATTTCAATGCCCCTTCTTCTTTGCTCAACGTCTTTTGATTTTCCAATTCTTACGGATACCTTTCCGTTTGTTCTACCTGTCTCAATGATGTAAACGTATTGTTTAACTGGGTTTAAAGTTAAAGTTGTCATTTGATTTAAAGGGGTTAAAAATCTATGTACTTAATATATTCCCATGCACATAGGTGTGCAACCAGCTATGTGCCACTTTATAAACTGTCCACTATTGGTTGAAATTGGTTTTCAATGGATTATAATAAGTACATAAGCAAAAGAGGTGGGAAGTATCACCGAAAACGAAAAAGGTCGACACTCAGGGAGCCTTCTTTTTTTTATAAAAAATAAGCAAAAAATTAGGGGTACTATCACCCCTAAAGATTATTTCAGACCCCTTACAGGCGATCCTGGTGGGAGTAGTTTTGTATCATATGATACCTTTTGCATATCTCCCTGTAAGATAGAACGCAAACCCCTTATTTGAGATTTGTTTACCTTCCCAAATTATGGGGTGGTAGTTTCCGTTTCTGTCTTTACTGTCTTTGGTTCTGATTTGTAAGATTCCGTTACTACCTGTAAATGTGTGTAATGTTTTTGCGTTTCTGATGTAGTCGCAAATATTGTAGTAATCAGATTCAATTAATTTGTTTGTTTCTGTATGTGTTGCAGTTCCTAGAAAATTGTTGTTTCTATCAAATGCAACATATAAAGTGCGGGAAATTTTGATTCCTAACTTAGACTGATTGAAAGGGGTGTTATTGAAAATTTCGGGTAATGTGTGTCTAAGTTGAGTAACTGCAACCGATTCCCCTTTAGTATAGGACTTTAACTCTCCATCTACCAAATCTGTTAATTTTGAACTATTGGGTATCCCCAACGCAAGTTCTAACAGTTGTCCCCGAACCCCCTTATTTTTTCGGGGTTTTGGTAGTTCCGCAAAGTTTGTATTTTGCAGTTTTTGTATAGTCTCTGAGAGGGTTAGAGTCATTCTACTTCGGTTGCAGTTATTCTTATTATAACCCCAAATCCTACGAATTGGGGTTATGGTGTGCCACTTTGTGAAGTGGCATATGGGACTTACGGAAATAAGAGCGAATCATTGATTCCCGCCCATAGGTGCTATATGCACCTATCATCAAAGAGTTTCTGTGCTTGCTTTTCTATTGCAAGTCTCACTCCTTCTGAACGAACTATTAACTCATCTAATTGCTTTTGAGTTAGTTTGTTTGATACTCTGAAGTTCTCTTCTGCTTCAACTAAGCAATCTTCAAGTATTGATTCGTGATGTAATGTAGACATAATTTAAAGGGAATTGTTTTTGTATATACTTATTATAGTATGTCTGGGTGGTTATGCAACCACCCTTAACACTTTCTTAATATTCTGCAATCTCTCTCAGATAGCAGTCAACCTCCGCAAAGGTTAACCAACCTTTGATACTATCGTCAACAATGTGTCCGTTGGGGTTGATTTCAGCAATTTCGTATAATCCTTCGTCTCCACCATAAGACCCAGAATGGTTAGCAACAGATGCCCCCCAACCATTAAGAAAATGAAATTTTTCAATCTGCCCACCAGTCCTGTAAAGTACCGCATAAGGTTTAAATGTGTTTAGAGCGTGTAATTGTTTTGTTTGAGTCATAAGAGGAAATAACTTTGTATATTCTTATTATAATGTATAAGAGGGGTTATGCAACCCTTCTTAATACTTTATTAATAATTGAAACTCTTTTCTTTGTTGGAACATACTTATATGTTCTCTTATTAAATTGGATTTCGTCAACGAATCCAGTTTTAACAAGTGTTTCACGAATTAACGCTCTGTGTCCGTCTTTGCGGTACTCATTAATATTAAATGTTGGGTGGGTTTTCTCAACAATTTGAGTGAGTGTTAAACCATTTCTATAGTTTCTGTCAATCTCTGTGTAGATTTGAAATGGTGTTGGAAATTTTTTCATAATAAAGAGGGAATTAATTTATATACTTAATATAGCAAGTGGTAAGGGGTTATGCAACCCCCTATGTGCCACTTTACGAACTGGCATACTACCAGTTGTTGCAAAAAATGTAACCATTAGACTCTGAGTAATCGTACTCTAAATTACTCCAGGTTTCCTCCCAGTCGATAGCGATCCAATAGGGCATATCTGGCAACCCGTAGCAATCACTTACGAACGACTCCGCAAATGCTGCTCCGCTGTCATACTGTCCATAGTATGCGTCTTGCAAGTGTTCAACGTCCATGAGATCAAAGACTTCAAGAAATGCGTCTACTGTCTCTTGGTCGTATTCGTCAACCATACGGGCATAATCTTCGTAATATAATACGAAATCTTTATGTCCGTGAGTTTCAATAAACTCTTTCATTTCATCGAGGTCATGCCCATCTTCGGATAATTCCTTTAGAAGTTCTTCTGCATGCTCTTGGTCATTGAAACAAGTTGTTGGTGAATCAATCATAGTTTAGGGGTGTAACTGTTTTCATTATAGGATAAGGGGTCACGCATGGCAACCCCCAAATATAAAATTAATATAAAGAATATCCTGTGATTTCTTCTCCGAATAATTCGTCATCATTCACCGCATGAAATCCAGTTGTTAGAAGTCCATCGATCCATGACTCTTCCTCGATTTCTTCGGGTAGGTCATCTTCTTCAACATCGTAACCGATGTTTATTTCATCTTCAAGTAGTAAGTCTTTGTACTCATCAATAGTCATAATCGTAAGGGAAATTTGTTTACATTCCTACTATAGGGCATTTAAAACTAAATGCAACCCATAGTGGACACTTTAAGAACTGGCACACCTCCGCTTGATTTCTGCCTTTGCCAGTGCTAGTCTTTGGTTTTCCTCCTCAGTATTGAGAAGTTCCATGATGCTGAGTGCACGTATCATATTACGTAACCCGTATGTCTCCATGTTACGTACGTAACCCGCCTGATCGTAGGTGTCAATCACTTCATCACCTCATCAACTAGGTTATCGTAGGTTTGAACATCCCATCCTTTCTGCTCTGGGACATCCATTTCGTAGGCAAACATTACTAGGTCTTGTAGGTACTCTAGTTGACTTTCTGTTAAGTTGAGTGTTTTCATAAGGGAATCTCGAATCTAGTTGTATTATAGCATGAATGTCTAGTCGAGATTGTTAAGAGATGCTTAAGTCTCGACTAGATTTTTTTTCGTTAGACCTTCATTCCGTCAACGAATGGTTTAAGAGTTCCAAAGTCTGATAGGAACCACTCAAAGTCTCTCTGAATGACTCTGGCACCTGACGCAAACTCTTCAAGAATTGCATTTAATCTTGATTTGGTGGTAACTGTCTCCCAACCTGCACTAGAGATGTTAAAATCATTCGATGCAGTATCAAACCACGCAATGCAGTTTCCGTGAAGCATTACATTTACTTCAGTTGTAACTCCATTCTCTTTGAAGCAAGTGACAGTTGTGTTACTACCTGACCAGTTCTTTCTGTGTCTGATAGCGTTGTTCATTTGCTCTTCAATCTTTCTCATAATGTAGGGGTGTTTGGTTTACATGTTAATTATAGCATTGGGGTTACGCAATGCAACCCCAAGTGGACACTTTCTAAACTGTCCTAATAGTATCCTGCAATCTCCATACCTGGTTCATCATAGAAACAAGAGAATCCTAAATCAGGATACTTATCTTTTAACTCCTCCATAATTCCTTCGGGTGGACTCCACGCAGTAGAGAATGTAAGTTCCAATACTTCTTCATCATATTCTATGTCGAGTTCTGATAACTCCCACTTTGTACCCCAGTTCTCAATGCACCAGTGATACCATCTATCATCATTCTTACCATCTGGGAAATTATATGTTTCCCACATAACCTCCCCTTTATCATTCTTGTGTTGTTCAAGTTTAGGTAGTTCCCCTTTGTCGTTAGGGATGTTCTTGAAATCAGGGATGGGTAGTATCTGATTAAAAGGGTCAGAATGATTTTCAAAAATTTCATAGATTTCTTTGAGTTTATCCACTTGGTCAGAATCTGCATCAATTCGGACTCTGTTGTAGCACCAGTTAGGCATAGGGGTCTCCTTTTGTGTTATGTAATTATTATAATACATCCACGCACGGATGCAACCGAAAGTGGACAGTTATTAAACTGTCCTACTCAGTATATGCATATACTCATCATAAGAGTATAATACGTCTCCAACCTGTACATCATACGGGTACCAGCCGTAGTACTTGTAATGGTCACGGACATAATCCTTAATTTCTTTTTTGACTTCTTTAAGTTCCATGAGTTTCCTCCACATACGGTATAAACCACCCCATTTCATCGGGGTTCCATTTAGGGTTAGGTTCGCCAGTTACATCATCAAATTTTTCAATGATTTCCCCCGCACCTAACAAATCGCCAAAGCAACGCTCACATAAGCACTCATATCCAGCTGGCATCTGGTAATCTTCTTGGATATCCCCGTGCCAGTAGTAATACCTATGGGGTTCATACAACGGGTCGTTTTCAAGTTCTTCATCGGTGATATCCTCACCGTCAACCCAGTTGTCATCGTAGCAATCACACTCTTCACAACGTGCCATTAGTCCACCTCTGGGTATGAGTAGAACAATTGGTAGTAGAGGTCATTCATCAAACCAAACTCAAACGATGTTGAAGCGTGAATGTCAGTTTCGCCCTCATAGCACTTTAGGATTTCTTCGTAGTTCATTAGCGGGGTATAACGTTTACATTCCTACTATACTCCATCTACACCAAAAAACAACCCGTAGTAGACACTTAAAAAAGTGGCACACTAGAGGTTGAATTAAGGATGTTGCGGGGTTATAATGAGTGTATAACAAAAACAAGAGTCTGGGGTAGGACTGATAGAAAACCTTCGCCACTCCCCGAGCCTGAAAATAATATCTGTAATCTTCTGTAATATTTGGGGTCGAGCTTACCACAATCGAGAACCCCTGTCAACTTCAATTGTGCCACTTCAAGTTCTGTCCACTAGTCTTGGC